AAGACTACATCAGCAATGATATTTGGTAGCTACTTTCATACTGCAATACTTGAAAAGGATAAGCTACACAAGTTTAAAATCATTGAGGCTAACACAAGAACTACAAAAGTTTATAAGGAACTAAGTGAGGGTGAAATGTGTATGTTGCAGCACGAGGTAGATATGGCTGATGGTATGGTGGATAAACTACTTAACAACAATGTATTTTCATCTATGATAAACGTAGGTGAGGTTGAACACGAAGTCCCAGGAGTTAAAGAGATTATGGGTAATATGTGGAAGGGCAAGGCTGACATAGTCAACCACGATGACAAACTTATAGTTGACATCAAGACATCCTCCGACATCAACTCATTTCACTTCTCAGCTAATAAGTATAACTACGATTCACAAGCGTACATATATCGTGAGATATTTGGATACGATATGGTATTCTTAGTAATCGACAAGAACACACATCAGATGGGTCTATTTGACTGCTCAGATAACTTCTATGAGAGAGGTAGAGAGAAGGTTGAGAAGGCTACTGAGGTATACGATTTGTTCTACAAGGATGAATCATTTGACGCAAAACAATTTTTTATTAATCGTACATTATAGTACACAAAACAATTATTATTATGAGTGATTTAACAATGACTGGAAAAATCTTAAAAGTATTAAAAGTAGAAAAAGGCACTTCTAAAGCTGGTAAAGATTGGCAGAAAATTAACTTCGTACTATCAACTGGAAGTGAATACAATCCAGAGGTAGCTTTCCAAATCTTTGGAGAGGAAAAAGTAGAAAACTTTATTAAGTACAATAAGGTTGGGCAAGTTGTAGATGTTAGCTTCAATATATCTAGCCGTGAATATAATGGAAAGTATTTTCACAATCTAGATGCTTGGAAGATATTTAAGTCAGACTCAGCAGAACCAAATCAAGCTCCACTAAAAGAAGTTGAATTAGAAAAAGCTTCAGCAGAAGACGATTTACCATTTTAATTAGTACTTTTACATTCTAGTTGCAGTCGAAAAAATAGGCAACTTAAGGAAACTATACAAACCCTTGTGATGAAATCAGCTTCGACTCTGATGGATTTGCAGGGGTTTTTTATTAAACAACAACGAAATGAGTAAGAGATTAGGCTACACATTCTATCCAAAAGATTGGAGAAGTGATGACAAAGTTATAATGCTTAATGCCGAGGAAAGAGATATGTTTCGGTTCTTTATTGATGAGTGTCACATAAAAAGTTCAGCAAAACTTGAGTGGAACTTAGGATATCTTAGGAGAATCTTAGGACATAACAAGCAAAAAGTTGAAAGAATCTTTAAAGTTTTATGCAGTTTTGAGTTAGTTTCTCTAGATGGTGATTATGTTGTTGTTCCTAGTGTTATCAATAGGTTAGGGTATATTGAAGAGCAATCCGAGAGGGGTAAATTAGGTGGTTCTGCTAAGAGTGAAACTCTAACCAAAGAGAAAGAGAAAGAGAAAGAGAAAGAGAAAGAGAAAGAGAAAGGGGAACTAGAAGACCCAAAGGTTAAATTCTTAAATTGGTTTAACGATTCAAGAACTAAGCACTTAAAAATGCCATCTAACTTTAACAACCTAACCAACCAAGACAGAATGAATTTAAGTTCCTTGAGAAAAGATTATAGCAAGGGAGACTTCAATAAGGCTATAAAATCTTTTTGTGAAGACAAGTGGTGGGTAGGTAAGAAGAACATAACACCTAAACACTTCTTAGACCAAGACAACTTCGCTAAGTTCTTAAATGCTTACGAACCAACAAAGACAATCGGACAAAAACTAATGGGATAATTATGATACTAGAAACAGGATTTGCAGACAAATATTTAGATGATGTAATTAACGGAAGGATAAAGCTTGGCTTAGGCTTAGGCTTACCAAAATTTGATAACCACTACCGATTCAAGCAAGGGGAGTTCACAATCATTAACGGCTTAGATAACGTAGGTAAAACAGATTGGATACTATGGTATTTCTGTGCATTAAGTGTTAATCAAGACCTTAAGTTTTGTGTTTGGAGTGGAGAGAATAAGGCAGGGCAGTTAGTTAAGAGATTAATACAATGGAAGATTGGTAACTACATAGACAAAGCTGACGAGTTAGATGTCTACAACGCTAAGGCTTGGGTTGAGGAGCATTTTAAGTTTATTGACAATTCGGGGTTTTACAAGTCAGAAGAACTATTCGCAATGTTTGAAGGATTAGATGTCGATGCAGTTCTTATTGACCCATACACAGGTATGAATAGAGACTATACTCACGCAGCCAACTACGACTTCTTAAACGAAAGTAGGAAGTTTGTTAACCAAACCAAAAAGAGTTTATTTGTAAACACTCACCCTAACACAGAGGCGGCTAGAAGAATTTACGGTCTAGAACACGATTACTTTGGGTATCCGATGCCCCCCAGCCGTTCACAAAGTGAAGGAGGTCAGCCATTTGCGAATAGACCCGATAATTTTTTGACTATTCACAGATTAATTGGACACCCACTAATGAAGTTTAATACTCAAGTGTACATTAGAAAAGTAAAGGATACAGAAACTGGTGGGGAGCCTAACGCAATTGATGACCCTATTATTTTTGAGTACAACAAAGGACTTGGGTTTGTAAGCGATGGCATTAACGTAATAAATAAAGTTATAAGACCCGACTTACAGTATCAACCTTTGATTCCAAATAATGAATTTGATAGTAACCAAGACCCATTCTAATTATGATACTAACTGACGAACAAATATCTAAGGCAATAGATAGAAAGGAAGCATTCTTTTTCACAGACAAGGAGATAGAAAAACTTTGGCATCACGCAAGTCTAAAGAAGAACATTGAACTAATGACCTTGAATATGACACGGCACACCTTAATCTTAGATGCTATGTATTTAAAAACAGTTAAGGTAGATGTTAACAAGGCAAATAAAATATTAGATATAAAAGATTATTTAATAACATCAATTCAAGTTCAGAAAGTCAACAACTTGCAAGTTGAATTAATAGATGAGAGTAATTTAAAAATGTTTGAGAAGGACTTTAGGATACGAGAGTTGGAGGATGAGTTAATTAATTTAAAACAAAACATAAGGTAATGATTAAAGTACACAAGATATGTTTCGGTTGTATCGTAGGGTGTAACCACTCAATAAAAGAATTTCAACGGGGATTTAGGTACGAAATAGTAGGGTGGGTACAGTGTAATGGGGATGATTACTGGTTTTTTAGAGAGCTATCTCCAGGACAAAAAGAGTTCCGTGTTAATAAAGATTATGCAGATTTATTAATTGAAGATGGAAATATTAAGAATTTATAATTACATTTGTTTTAATCCCACAAATAAAACCATTTAAAAATGAGACAAGATAATTTTTACAATCAATATTATAATAATGGACAGTTAAATGCCTCATCTGTAGAGGAAGGCTTTGATAAAATACCAACGTACTACCTATCTGATGGCATTGAAGCATCTAAGGTAGTCGCAGCGTTTCAGGGTGACAACTACAACATAGGAACTGCACTAACTTACTTGATGAGGGCTGGTAAAAAGGTTTACGTTAACAGGTCTCCTAGAGATAGTAAGGAAGCTGACATTAAAAAAGCAATTAACCACTTGAATTTTGAACTTGATAGACTAAATAAAACCATTTAAAAATGAGAAAAAGTGTAAGAAAGTACTTGACTTCAGAAGAAGCCATAATTATAGGATTAGACCCTAGACCAAACGAAAAATTTAGAACTAAGGCAAGGTATCGCATATCAAAAGAAGACTGGGATAACATCCAAAGAAGTAGACAAAAAGATAACGTAAGAGAATTTGTGGAAACACAAAAGAAATACGATAAGGATGGTCAGTTAGTTTCTACAATTGAAAAGTTACAAGCTAACCCTATAGCTATTCCAGAAGACTTTGAAGTAATAAAAGTATCCACGAGTAAAACTACTGGTCAGCAGTGGGTACAGTACGCTAAGAAGAAAGTAAACTTAGAGGATAAGACAGATGAACTTATAGAAAGGCTTATCTATGACCTTAAAGAACATTCTCCCGCTTATCCAACAATTAAAAGGAGTAAATCAAAAGTTGGTCATTGTTTAGTTCTAGACCCTGCCGATATTCATATAGGAAAGTTGGCTACTTCTTTTGAAACTGGAGTAGACTATAATAGTCAGATAGCGGTTAAGAGGGTTAAGGAAGGGGTGCAGGGAATCTTAGACAAGTCTTCTGGATTTGAAATAGATAAAATTATCTTTATCGGAGGTAATGATATTCTCCATACAGATACTCCTCAAAGAAAAACAACTAGTGGGACTCCACAAGATACTGATGGGATGTGGTACGAGAACTTTCTAACAGCTAAGAAGCTTTACGTTGACATATTAGAGATGCTTATAACTGTAGCTGACTTAGTATTTGTGTTCAATCCATCTAATCACGATTATATGTCGGGATTTATGCTGGCTGACGTTATAAAGACTCACTTTAGATTATCTAAGAATATATCTTTTGACTGCTCTATTGCTCACAGAAAATATACAACTTACGGTAACTCAGTAATAGGCACAAGCCATGGCGATGGGGCCAAGCAAGTAGATTTAGGTCAGCTAATGAGTATAGAGGCAAAAGAGCATTGGGCAGCTTCAGAACATAGACACTTTTATACTCATCACGTTCACCACAAAACAGCGAA